TCGGGAAAGACGACCTCTCCGAGGATGAGGAGTTCCTCTTCGGGAGCTCGAGCTCCAGGCCGAGGACCGCAAAGGCGGCCGAGCCGGTTCCCGGAGATTCGAAGGTCACGGCCGGGGAGTTCGGGAAGAAATGAGCGATCTCGAGCTCCAGACCTGGGAGCTCCCGCCGACGAATCGGTCGATCTCGGAGCTCGAGCGGCTCGCCTATGAGCGACACGCTCAGGACCGGGAGAACGCGACCGAGCTCGAGCTCTGGTTCGACGAGGAGGCGGCCGATCGGGCCGTCGAGTTCTGTGAGCGATATATCCGTCACTCGAAGGGACGATGGGCCGGGCGGCCGTTCGTCCTCCTCCCCTGGGAGGTCTTCATCGTCCGGAGCCTCTTCGGATGGAAGAGGCTCGACGAAAACGGGAACGAGACCGACGCTCGCCGGTTCCGGTTCGCGTTCGTCCAGGTCGCGAAGAAAAACGGGAAGAGCCTCCTCGCCTCGGCGATCGCTCTCCTCCTCACGATCCTCGATAACGAGCCCGGAGCGGAGGTCTATTCGGCGGCGACGACTCAGGACCAGGCCCGGATCGTCTTCGACGAGGCGGCTCGATCCATCCGGCGATCGCCGACGCTCCAGAGATTCGTCAAGGTCTTCGGCGGCCGTCCTCAGAGCCGAACGAATAACATCTCCGTCGAACGGCTCGCGGCGAAGTTCGAGCCGCTCGCGGCCGACGCGGACACGGCCGACGGGATCAATCCTCACGGGCTCATCATCGACGAGCTCCACCGATGGAAGAGGCGGGAGTTCTTCGACATCCTCCTCGAGGGGTTCGGAGCTCGGGAGAATCCGCTCGCCTTCGCGATCACGACGGCCGGGGCCGGTCAGGAGGGGGTCTGGTGGGAACAGAGGGATTATTCCTCGAAGGTCCTCGAGCGGATCGTCGAGGACCTCGAGTTCTTCGCCTTCATCGCCGAGCCCGCGAAGGATGCGGACTGGACCGAGGAGGAGACCTGGGAACAAGGGAACCCGTCGATCGACGAGGTCGTCGACCGGAAGAACCTCCGAAAAGAATGTCAACGGGCGATCGCTCTCCCATCTCGGGAGAACTCGTTTCGCCGGTTCAAGGTCGGTCAACTCACCGAACAGATCGACCGCTGGATCCCGCTCGAGCTCTGGGACTCGAACGGCGGGAAGATCTCCGAGGAGCTCCTGGAGGGTCAGCCGTGTTTCGCCGGGATGGACCTCTCATCGACGACCGACATCTCGACGGTCTGTTATTGGTTCCCGACCCTCCTCGAGGACGGAGCTCATCGCCTCCTCTGGCGGGCCTGGCTCCCGGAGGAGCGGATCCGGACCGGGACGCGGGAGGACCAGGTCGCCTATCAACAGTTCGTCGACGCGGGAGTCCTCCAGACGACTCCGGGGAACGTCATCGACTACGCCTTCATCGAGGCCCAGGTCGTCGCCGACGCGGAGAGGTTCGAGATCCAGGAGTTCGCGTTCGATCCCTGGAACGCGAGCTCGATCGTCTCCCGTCTCCAGGAGGTCCACGGGTTTACGATGGTCAAGGTCTCCCAGGGAGTCGCCGGGCTCTCGGCGAGCTCGAAAGAGTTCGAGATTCTTCTCGGGAAGCGGAAGGTCTGTCACGGGGAGAATCCGCTCGCTCGATGGTGTCTCTCTAACCTGGCGATCTATACCGATGCTCAGGGGAACATCAAACCTTCGAAAAAGAGCTCAGGCGGTCGGATCGACCTCATGACGGCCGCTATCACGGCTCTCGCTCGAGCTATGCTGACGTTCGATCACGCCTCCGTCTATGAAACCCGAGGCCTCGGATGAGGCGGCTCGTTCCGGATGTTTTCCTCCTGGTCGGGACCGGGCTCATCACGGGCGGGCTCTGGACCTGGTTCGGGAGAGGTCCGGCCTTGATCGTCCTCGGGGTCCTCCTGGTCTTCGTCGGCCTTCGGCTCGAGAGTCAGAATCAACGGGGAGGCCTCGGATGAGCCTATTCGCGAAGGCGATCGTCGAGCGGCGGGATCTGGACGCGAGCTCGGGATGGGACCGCTATATCAAAGGGATTCTCAATCAACTCCGGACCGCCTCCGGGGTCTCCGTCACTCCCGACGCGGCGATGAGGGTCGGAGTGTTCTTCGCCTGCGTTCGGCTCCTGGCCGAGGATGAGGCGAAGCTCCCTCTCGTGACCTATCGCCGGATCCCCGGCGGCGGCCGGGAGCCCGCTCCGGACTTCTATCTCTATGATCTCCTCCATCGGAGCCCGAACCCGAGGATGACATCGGTCGAGCTCCGGGAAACGGTCGGCGGTCATCTCGTCGCTCGAGGGAACGGATTCATCTATAAGGTCCTCGACGGGTCCGGCCGGATCCTCTCGATGTGGCCGTTGAGACCGGATCGGATGGAGGTCCTCGAGGATCCGTTCGGGAGAGATCCGGGGGAGCTCATTTACCGATATACGCTCCCGAACGGAGAACAGAGAGTCTTTTCGAGCGACTGGATCATTCATCTCCGAGGGTTCGGAAACGACGGGATCTCCGGATACTCGCCGATCACTCAGGCCCGCGAGGCGATCGGAGCGGCGGCGGCGGCGGAGAAATACGCGGCCTCGTTCTTCGGAAACGACGCGACTCCTCGGCTCGTCCTCAAGACGAAGAAATCTTACAAAGACGAGAACGCGATCAAGAACATCCGGAAATCCTGGGAGGAGAGATTCCAGGGGATCGACCGACGTCATCTCATCGCGATCCTCGAGGAGGACATGGACGTCGAGACAATCGGGCTCTCGCCGGAGGACTCTCAACTCCTGACGACCCGAGAATTCTCGGTCGAGGATATCGCTCGATGGTTCCGCCTCCCGCCTCACAAGGTCGGACATCTCAAGAGATCGACGTTCTCGAACATCGAACACCAGAGCCTCGAATATCTGACGGACTCTCTCCTCCCCTGGCTCGTCCGATGGGAACAAAGGCTCGCTCTCGATTGTCTGACCGAGGCGGAGCGGCGGACCCTCTTCGTCGAACACAAGGTCGAAGGCCTCCTCCGGGCCGATTTCAAAACGAGGATGGACGGATATCGGATCGCTCGCGAGATGGGCCTCATGAGCGTCAACGAGATCCGTCAACTCGAGAACCTGAATCCGATCGGCCCGGAGGGAGACGTCCATCACGTCCCGCTCAACTGGATCGAGCTCGGGACGACTCCGGAGCTCGGCGGAGGTTCGAGCTCGAGGACGGCCGAGCTCCTCCGCCTGGTCGACGGCCGGAACGCGGAGCTCCCTCCTGGGGACAATCCCGCTCCCGCCGGCCGGCGGTCGCCGGCGCCGGCGACTCGGGACGCTCGGGAGGACCGCCTCGTCGAGCTCCGGCTCCGTCTTCGGAAGAGATTCCGACCGCTCATCCGGAAGGCCTCCCAGGAGATCATCAACCGCGAGCTCGCCGACGTCGGCCGGGCGGCCGAGAAGTTCCTCACTCGAGGAGCTCGGGACGGCGGGAAGATCGACCGCCTCTTTATGGAGCGGGGCCGGACCGAGTTCCAGGCCTGGCTCGAGGAGTTCTATCGGAATCATCCGACCTTCATCCGCGACAAGCTCCTCCCGGTCCTCCGGGCCTTCGCCGAGGCGATCGCCGACGCGACCGGGGAGGCGATGGGGGATCCGGCGGCGATCAATGAGGAGGAGCTCGGGGCCTTCGTCGAAGACTATCTCTCCGGGGATAACGGCCGGGCGGAATGGCATTCAGGAGCGGCGGTCGCTCAACTATTCCGGGTCCTCGAGGTAGCCTTCGAGGAGGGAGGCGTGGATCCGCTCGAGGCGATCCGAGAAAAGCTCGAGCTCTGGCGGGAAGGCCGGGTCGACCAGATGACGGAGACGGAGGTCGTCCGGGGAGGCGGAGCATTCTTCGTTTTCATGATGAACGAGTTCTATCAGGTCCAGAAATGGAGATGGAGAGCCTTCGGCGAGAATTGTCCGTATTGTAGTCGGCTCGATGGGAAGGTCGTCGCGAGCTCGGGAGTCTTCATCGCCGGAGGCGAGGCCTTCGGAGACGACATCGAGGGAGGTCCTCTCGTCCCGTCGTTCAATGTCAGACACGAACCGGCTCACGGGGGATGTGACTGTATGGTCGTCCCTGAGATCGGAGGTTAGATCATGAGAGACACTCGGAAGATCACGAAAGAGGAGGAGGAGGCTCTCGTCGAGCGACGGTTCGCCGACGCGGACCTCGAGATCCGAGCTCACGGCGACGAGGACGTCCCGAGGATCCTCATGAGGATCCCCTACAACGTCGAGACGGAGGTCCTCTGGTTTCGTGAGGTCATCCGGCCGGGAGCCTTCGCGAAGGCGATCGGGGAGGCCCAGGACGTCGTCGCCTGGTATCAACACGGAGCCGGAGGAGCTCTCCCGCTCGGCCGGACGACGGCCGGGACCCTCGAGCTCCGCGACACTCCGACCGGCCTCGAGGCGGAGGCCCGGCCTCCGGATCGTCCCTGGGTCCAGGACCTCATCGCGGCGATCAACCGGCGGGAGATCAACGGCTCCTCGTTCGCCTTCGGCGATACGCGGGAGAGATGGACGGAGGAGCCGGATGAGATCCCGCTCCGGGAAATCCTCGAGACCTCCCTCTGGGACGTCTCGCCGGTCGTCTTCCCGGCCTATCCGAACACCGACGCTCAGGTCAGGAGCTCGGCCGAGCTCGTCTTCCAGACCTATTCGAAGAATCGAATCGACCTCGCGGTCCAGGGGGACCGGGAGACGAACGTCAACCGAGGATCCGTCCAGGGGGTCGAGATCCTCCGTCGGCGGCTCGAGCTCGTCGAGCTCGAGGTCCGCTACCATTTGAGGGAGTCCAGATCATGAACACGAAAGAACTCCGCGAGAAGATCGCGGAAATCAAGACACGAGCCGACGCTCTCCTCCAGGAGATCGCCTCCCGCTCCGAGAACGCGGGAGTCTTCGTCGACGACGAGGAGGAACAATATGAGCGGATGGTTCAAGAGATGAGGGATCGAGGCCGAGTCCTCGAAGCTCTCGAGGAGGAGGAGCGGCGGTCGCTCGCGATGGCGAAGGCGATCAATTCTCCTCCGCCTGGACAGAACTCCGCGACCGACGAGGCGAAGGCGGTCACGGACGACGGCGGATTCCGGGACTTCGGTCACTTCGTCCAGGAGCTCCGATGGGGAGGTTCGACGATCGCGGCCTATCGCGAGGCCCGCGAGCTCTCGATGGGAGTCGGCTCCGAAGGCGGGCTCCTGGTCCCGGACAAGTGGAGGGAAGAGATCCTCATGGTCGCTCCCGAGGAGGAGGTCGTCCTCCCGCGAGCGACCGTCATCCCGGCCGGGAGTCCTCCGGATGCAAAAGAACATTTCCCGGCTCTCACTCAGGGAGCGAACGGAGTCCTCGGCGGCCTGACTTTCGGATGGATCGCGGAAGGCGGCTCGAAACCGGAGACGGACTATGCTCTCGAGGACGCGGAGCTCGAGCCGAGGGAATACGCGGCGACCGTCGTCGTCACGGACAAGCTCCTCCGGAATTCGGCGGCGGCCGGAGCATTCCTCCGCCG